CAAATGATGGCATTGAGAATATCGAACTCATAATGAAGGAGACGAAAGCAAGAATGTTCCCCTATGATTCAGTTGGTGGGATATACAAGTGTGGTTCTCTCTCCTTTGTTCACGGCTACGGCCACGCTATGCACTCGGCGAAACAACACGCAGATGCTTATGGGGATGTTATCTTTGGGCACACCCACGCCATCGACTATTTCCGTAGCGTCTCCATAGACAATCGTTCTGGCTGGAATATAGGTTGCCTCACCGGGCTACGGCCAGAATATAATCGAGGCCAACTCCGCAGACTCCGCTGGCAACACGGCTGGGCGTTCGGGGCGATCTACCCAGACAAGACACACGAAGTTTTTCAAGCACGGCAAAGAGGCAACAAGTTTTATTTACCCACTGACATAAAGGCATTTTAATTATGAAAGCACAAAATCCTTGGCAGAAACTTTTACAAGAACACATCAAAGACAAGTTTGCACCGCCCCCACCACCGGGATATCACACGAGGGAGGAGGTGAGTAAGTTGTGGCAGAAATCAATGAACACAACCTCAAGAATGTTGAGCCAAATGCTACTCGAAAAGAAAGTGGATATGAAAAGACATCCCTTTATTATCCCCAGAAAAGACCATCGTGTAGTTCGCAACTTAAAAATCTACAAGATTCTCTCCACAAAGCCCCCTCGTAAGTAGCGTTGTTATAGAGACTTACGAACAATCGTCAAAATAAGATAAATAAACCCTTTACAAGTTTTGGGGGTGTGATAGTGTTGGGGTATGCAAGAAACAACAACGACAACCGAACTCGCCCCGGTTCAAGCGGGCAAAAAGAAAAATAAGTTTTCCATAGTTTCTAAAAGCGGAAAGACTTTTACTAGAAATAGTTTTCGCAATTACGCATTTGTTTGCGTCCACATTTTTAATGGAAAAAATGGATGGAATGAAGGCGATGAATGTGCGACTTGGCACTCGACCCTTAAAAACGCAAAACCCTCTCATTGGATAATCGGAAGCCTTAAAGAATGGTATGCAGTTGAAATTAAACCCTAACCCCCAACCAAGAAAGAAACAAATCCTATGCAAATAATTGAAAAGCCAAGGCAGAAAAGAAAGTTCAGCCAATCTTGCCAGACCAAGGAGGACTTCATAAGCCTCCTCTGGGAACTGCGGGAGAAGGCAGAGAACAAGAAGTATGATCCGGAGTTGTCTGGTGAGGGTCAGACCGAGGCAGAGCAAAACGCTTTCGCAAATGGAGAGTGGCACACCTATGATTGGTTGCTACACGAACTTGCAAAGTCACCAGACAGCAGAACCTACTAACCAGAAAGGAAAAACCAAATGACTAAAATCCTAATCGCATACATCATCGGACTAATCGTAGGCGTTGGCTCAACCCTTTATATAGTTGAACATCTCCTCAAATAATACTTTACAACTCCAAATCGAAATCCTACAACAAACCAATGACATCCTTCCCACTCCCCGCCAGACCGCAAGCCTCCGCAGTTCCAGCATCTCATAAAGAATTTGCTAAACGCACATCCATCGAAGGCAAGGCGAACGGCTGGCGTGGATTGTTTCATCAAAAGACTGGCATCGGATATAATCGCCACGGAAAGATTGCATCCAACCACAACCTAATGGTTAAGCGTCTTTCCAATGCTGGCATCAAAGCCCCTTATATTGATTGCGAGATTATGGGGATGCGAACTAAGACTGGCAAAGGAACAATCATAGTGATGGATGCGTTTGACCCAGCCAACCCCAAGCCGTACTCCGAGAGGATGAAAGAGATAGAACACTTGGAGGCCGTGACCTTTGATGTGCCACAGAACAAGCTCCTCCGATTTGTTCAGCTTGCCCACCACAAGATCAATTCGATATGGGAGGAGATGAACTTTCAAAATAATAAGGCGGGCGAAGTTGTTTGGGAAGGCTTCGTAATGAAAGCCCTTGATGACGGCAAGTACCCCTACATCACCAACCCCAACTACTGCTCGCCCTCGTGGCAGAAACAGAGGATTCGCTGGTGATTATTTTCCTTGTGGTTTTCTTTGGGCTTCTGATTTTGCAAGGGGTGAGAATATTCGCAAAGCACATCGACCAGCAGAATTATGAACGCAGGAAGTTTTATTTATTTGTGGCCGCCGAGTTGGACAAGATGGACAAGATCGTAGGCGAGGGCAACCAGCCCAAAGAACCAAAGCAACCAGAGCTATTACTCCCCTCAAAGAATTGGGTGGGGAGAAACTAGAATGAAGTTATCTCCATCAGCCAAGTTTGAACTTCTATGGAGAAGCCTTGGTGGTGGGGAGTTGAAGAAGGAACATAAGTTTGCCGTGGGCAGAAGGTTTAGATTCGATTACTACCACCCCGCCGGCGTAGCCATCGAACTTGAAGGGGGAATTTGGCGAATGGGCAGGCATACAAGGCCATCGGGATTCCTTAATGATATGGAAAAGTACAACCTCGCCGCATCGATGGGCATCCTAGTTTTTCGCATACCCTCCCACGATATCAGCACGAAGTGGCTTTCCCCGATAATCGAAACCATAAACAAAAGGACAACCAAATGAAAAAAACAACAAAAAAAGAAACAGCAAAAGCAGAAGAACCCAAGGCCGAGAAGTTCACCGACCAAGAACACGATGAGAAGAAAGACCTTTCTTTTTTTCGATTCCCAAGTTCAGTTAGAAAAGAGCGTGAAGAGTACGGCCACTACGATCAACCAAACTACTAACCAAGAAAGAACCAACAAATGAATGACCAACTAGCAGTACACAACGGCAACGGAGTCTCCAACCATATCCGACAAGCAACGGATGTGGCGGGGGCTTGTCGTGCCATAGTAAAGGAAACTTGCCAACGCATCGGCCAGAAAGATTATGTTCGGGTTGAGGGCTGGCAGGCCATCGCAGTCGCCCACGGATGCGTTGCATCAGCCAGAGATGTTGAGCGTCTCGAAGATGGGTATAGGTGCATCGGTGAGGTGAAGCGAATGGACAACGGACAAGTGATCTCCCAAGCCGAGGGGTTTCTGGGTGATGATGAGCCAATGTGGGCTAACCGCCCCACCTATGCCAAGAGGGCTATGGTTCAAACGAGAAGTATCAGTAGGGCTTGTCGCTCGGCATTCGCACATATCGTCGTGCTAATAGATTCTAAATTGAGTACGACACCGGCAGAGGAGATTCCTGCTGGCGGTTTCGAGGATATCAATACAGACAAATACGAACCAGCACCGAAGGCCGAACCCGCCAAGATAAGCAAAGCAGACTTGGCAGATATCACGGCCAAGCTCAACTCCCCCAACAAAACCAACGGCACAGAGCCAAGGGATATGGAGTTGAAGTTTGGTAAGTATAAAGGCTCTACCCTTCGTCAGATCGCCGCCTTTGGTGAGAAGGGGTTGGACTACTTGGACTGGTTGAGCAAACAAGAACTCAAACCCGGCAAGGACGGCCAACCATATAAGAACGACATCATACGCAACGAAATCATCCAAGAGATTCTTTTGGAGAGCGAGGCGTTAGCGAAAGGAACACCCGATGAAATCCCATTCTGAACTTATCCAAGACATCCTTATCGATGTGAGGAGTAGGGCCGCCGACCTCGAAAGAGAACGATGTGCCGATCTAGTTCAACAACTGGCAGACGGAACGGAGGACGCAGTCATCACCGGAATCTTAAATGAGGTGGTGGTTGCGATTAGGAGGCTCGCAGATGTCAGCCGTTGATGTCCAGATACCACAAACCAAGTGGTCAATGCTAGAGTGGAAAACAACCAAGGAGAAACCAAATGAAAATAGCAGGGTTCTTATCTATAATGGAAAAGAAGTTATCGGCGGGAGATACTTACAGGGGGACTATGTCGCCCAGAATTGGGGTCAACAAACCGAAGTCGTTCTTTGGGCAAAGTGGCCGACCGCACCCAAATGGTGAGTTTCCTTTCATACATCGTGAATCATTTAGCGGTGTGGTTCGTAGTTGCGGTCTGCTCATACAGCGTATTCATTCTGGGGCTATATCTGCTAGGCCGATTGTTGGGCTGGTTAAAAGACTGGTGGGACAACTATGAGCGTTAAGAGACTAAAGCTCGTAGAGCAATTCCACTCCGTTGTGTCCAAGAGATTGAGGGATTTATTCAAAGACTTCGACCACGCAAAGCGGGAGTCTTACAAAGACATTATCAGCCACCTCGACTACTCACATCGAATCACTAAAGAGTTGTTGGAGCGAGCCAAGAAATACCAGAAGCGGGATGCGGAGAAGAAAAAATGAGATCACATGAAGTAGCTAAAATTCTTTTAGAAGCACCAGACGCTCCCCTAGTTTTTAAGTCCTCAAGAACTGCAAATGACCAGAGATGGGACGGTGGAGGTAGTGTTTTTCGAGAGGCCACCTCAATAAGCTGGACAAATTGTGGGCATTTTGTCGACGCAAATGGTTACGAAGGAAGTGAATATAATTCAGCAAGGGAGTGTGTAGAAATAAAATGAAGAGAGACTCTTTCTGGTTTCCCTTTGAACCCAACCGCTGGCTCTCCAACGAGAAGCTATCGTTAGTGAGTCTCGAGGCCAAGGGGCTATGGATTCACCTAGTGTGCCTCATCTATAAGGCCAACGCCGGCGGGAGACTGGTCATCAACGGCAACCCACCCACCCCGGAACAGATAAGCAGAATGGTTGGTCAAGACGCCAGCCCACTCATTAAAGAGCTTGAGGTTGCAGGTGTTTATGAGATTAAAGATGGGGCAATCTACCACGGCGGCACGGCGGCAACCCTAGCAGATATGAACAAAAGATCGGCTGGTTATGCGTCAAGGATAACCCATAGATGCCCCAAAGATGAGCCATCTATGCACCATCTATCGTCCATAGATGAGCAAAAGATGGGACACAATAACAATAACAATAACAATAACAATAACAATAACAATAACAATAACAATAACAATAACAATAACAATAACAATAAGAAAGAGAGAGAGGGCTTGCGCCCGACTCTCCCCCAATGGATTGCATTTGCAAAGGAGATTGGGTGGTCTGAGAAAGACGCGGAGACAGCCTTCTTTTACTACGGAAGCGTTGGATGGATGATTGGGAACAAGCCAATGAAGAACTGGAAGCTATGTGCGAGAACTTGTCAGAGAAGAAACCAAAACCAAAAGAAAGGAGGCGATCTCATGTCCATAAGCTCTTTAGAGTTTGATGGTATGAAGAAAGTCAAATATGAAAACAACTGCAACAATAGTAAATGAGGCTATGAAATTAGTTGGCTCGGGAATCGAAGGAGAGAAAAGGGAGGACTGGGAAATAATAAAAGCAAGAGAAAACAAAGCCAAGTCTGATGCTTTCAAAAAAGATAGGTGGGACAAAATATGTCCCCCGCTTTACCGGCAAACAGATAGGCAGAGGATAGAAAATAAAGAGTTGCTAAAGGATATTATGAATTGGAATCCAGTAAGAGGCGTGAATCTTTGGATTCTCGGCCCAACAGGCAAGCAAAAGACTAGGATGGCATTTTTGCTTCTGGAGAAACTTCTCTTTATCAACGGTTACAGCGTGGAAGCAATCAACGCAGTTGATTTGGGAATGAAGCTGTCAAGGCCAGTTTGGGACGGGAAAGAGGAGGAACTTGAAAGGCTTTCTCGTTACCAAGTGTTGTTGATAGATGACCTCGGCAAAGAGCCAGACACACAAACCATATCTCAATATCTTTATTTGCTAGTAGAAAAAAGATATTCCCATAACAAGCAAACCATAATTACCTCGAACGAGTCTCAGGACAGACAAAGCCAACGCCCGACTTACAGGCGTTTAATGGAAAACGCACTATTCGTGGAGGTTTTATAAGTGAACGAACTTGTTTTAGCGGCCACAATCCACAGGGTTAAGTGTTGCGAGGACAAAATTGCCCAATTTGAGCAACTCATAAGCACACTCACCGCGCAGATGGCGCATAATCGCTCAGAATTGGCCTCCAAAGGGCTTGCAAACCTAGTTATGGGTACAACCACCCCCCTAGACATCCCAAGGGAGCTACGGCCAACCTTCGGCAAGTATAGGGCAAGGGGAAATCGCTCCCACAACACAGTCCAGAAGCGTTGGGGCATTTGGAAGGCTCAATATGAGTCGGGACTGACGGTAAAGGAGATTGCACACGCTTGGGGATGCCACCATTCCTCAATCGTGAACGCAAAAAGCAAAAACTTCACGGCTCGGAAGTCAAGCGGGAGGGGAATCAAATGATCGCCATCCTAGAGGCCGAGCAGTTTGAGTTGCCCTTTATGCGAACCAGTCATCCAGTAAAGACGGAAGGCCACGACCAGAACGCTCGAATCCTATCACACTTGCAAGCTGGGAGAACCCTCACGGCTTTGGAGGCACTCGATTGGTTCAAGTGTTTCCGATTGGCTAGCCGAGTTTGTGATTTACGGAAGGCTGGTTACGATGTGCAGAAGCGAACCATAAAGACGAACAGCGGAAAGAGTGTTGCGGAGTATTATTTATGAAGTTCATAGAGCTATTCGCTGGCATTGGAGGTTTTAGGCTTGGCCTAGAAAGAACTGGACACGAATGTGTCTGGGCTAACGAATGGCTCGAAAAACCAAGGAGGATATATGCAAAACAATTCGGACATCAACCAGACAGAAGAGACATCAGAACTATTCGAGCCGAGGACATACCAGAGGCAGATTTCATTTGCGGAGGATTTCCTTGTGCCACTTTTTCGATTGCAGGGAAAAGGGCGGGTTTCTCTTTGGAGGACACAAGGGGGACTCTTGCTTTTGAAATGTTTAGATTGGCTAGGGATAGAGGAATACCATACATACTTTTTGAAAATGTTAAAGGACTCCTCAACCACGACAACGGCAGAACCTTTGGAGTCATACTCGAAGTCTTGGATGGGATGGGGTATGACTCTCAATGGGAACTTCTTGACAGCCAAAATTTCGGAGTCCCACAACATCGAGAAAGGATATTCCTTATCGCAAATATTAGAGGAAAACCCAGACCAAAAGTATTTCCTATCGGAAAAACAAAAAGAGAGAATGATGGCGGTGGATGCAAAACACAAATCGAAGGGGCGGGGCTTTGGGAGCAAGATAATAAAGGCATCGCAGTCGGGACTTTATGCCACAGACTCTACGGAGGGAATACCAACAACATCTATATTGAAGAAGCGTCCGTCAGTCAATGGAGAAGATCGCACTTCCGAGAATACAGATCAGATGGAGTTCCAACTCTAACTGCAAATATGGGAACTGGTGGACACAATGTTCCATTCATACACGCAAGAAGCCATACACAATCAAATATGAAACAACGGAATAGGCCAAGCGAATGCAGTTGGACTTTAGATGCAAAACCACAAAACAAGATGGGCGTTTCGGATGACGGTAAAAATATCAGAAAATTCACTCCGAAGGAATGTGAAAGGTTGCAAGGATTCCCAGATGATTTCACCAAATGGATGCTTATGGACGATGGCAATCTAAAGGAAACGCCAGACTCGGAACGCTACGAGAGATGCGGAAGAACCGTCACAGTTCCAGTTATCGAGGCAATAGGAAGGAAATTTGGCTATGAGTGGTATTAAGTCTTGGTCATTCAAAAATAAAAGGATAGCAAAGGGATTTGATTCCCACATAAGGGAGCAACTTCCTTGGTACGAATTGGCAACCAAGGCGGTTGAATTTATAGCCAGAAACTATCTTTCAGAAGGCGGTACGGTTTATGACATAGGGGCATCGACTGGCAATATATCATTGGCATTAGATTCTCTGATAAGAGAAAGAGGGGCTAGGCTTATAGCGGTAGAAGAGAGTTGGCAGATGGTTGCGAAGTATAGAGGCCACGGAACTATAATTCCATCTAATGCCTTGGATGTGGCATATGAGGGATTCGATGTGGCGATATTCTTTCTTACTTTTATGTTCCTTCCAGTAGCAAAGAGGCAAGGATTTTTAAGGCAACTCATTCAGCGAATGAACAAGGGCGGGGCAATCATAATGGTTGAAAAGGTTAATCCTAAAGACGGCTATGCTGGCTCTGTAATTAGGAGACTTACGATGAATTGGAAAATGCTTGCGGGAGCAAAGCCAGACGAGATCATTAAAAAGGACTTGAGCCTTTGCGGGGTTCAAAGACCAGTATGCGAAAGCGAGATCGGACAATGCACAGAGTTCTTTAGGATGGGTGAGTTTGTGGGATGGATAATTGAAAAATGAACAACTTAAAATCACCCCTTGCCTCAAATCTGACTCAAAGTAGCTTGCATATTCGATGAACGAACCCTTCACATCCTCAGAGGCAAGGGCCAAGGGCATTTTATCCGACCGCTACCCCGGCAAGGAGATGGCGAAACTCTACGCAGAGAACCGCAACCAAGCGACCATCGATATGTTGAGGGATGCCGTGTTCACTTTGATTACTAACGAGATTCCCACCTGCACCATTGCCCAAGTTCTTCGCAAAACCCACGGAGCAATCCAGTATCACCTCCGCTGTCTTGAGGGGAACGGCAAACTCAAGAGAAGGAACAAGCGATGCCATTGGCGGGAGGCCGTTGAAGCGTGAACAAGAAAATCAATAAGATGGAGGCCAAGGCAATCGAGGCACAGATCGAGAGGCTCAAGGCCACGATTGACAACGCAGAAGGCAAAAGAACCAAGGGAGACGAATCCCCATCGAGACGCTACCGCCATTTGTGCGAGCAACTCCACTTTCTAACGATGAAAAAAGCCATCCTAATTCTAGCCATCGCCCTCCTCGGCTCGGTGCAGGGGGCAAACATAATGATCGAGCTACCGAAGCCGCCACCCAAGAAAACCATCAAGGCCAGAATCACGGCCTACTGGTTGGGCGAGGATGAGTTCGGGTGGAAAAGCTCAACTGGAAAACGGTTAGTCTCTGGCAAATCTTGTGCAGTAGACCCCAGACTTATCCCCTATGGAACAAAGCTAGTCATCGAAGGCAAGACCTACCACGCACACGATACCGGAACGGCAGTCATATCCCGAAAGGCATCGGGCAAATCTAGGTTGCCAGTTGTTGACCTTTTCTATGAATCGGAACGGCAAGCAAGGCGGGAATTGGCAAGGGTGGGACGGACGGCAGTTGTGGAAATCCAGTAAATGAACCACCTCGGCCAAGACCCAGCGGATAGCATCTTGGCTAGTTACACTCCCGATATGGCAGAGAATATCGACACGCTCCAAGATCGGGTCAAGGAACGGCTCGCAAAAATGCAGGCGATGAACCCCAGCATCGACCTCGACCAGTTGGCAAAGCTCACGGCAGAGGTGGTTGAGCAGACGATAAAGCACGAGGGCGACAGCCAAATGTTGAGGCATCGGCGGGACGATACCTTGGATGAATCCTTGCTAGCCCTAGCCACGAACAGAAGCCCCGACTCCCTAACCTCAATCGCAAAGCGTTACATCAATCCAAGCACCGGAAAACCCTACACCAGAGCGGCCATATCGGCACGGCTTACGGAGTTGAGCCAGCGCACCGGCCTAGTTTTACGCATCCAACGGAGCGAAAGGGTGCGCCAAATCTACAAGGAGCGAGCCTTGAGGGTGCATAAAAAGAGGCGGGAAGAATGCCCCAAATGGAACTCGGAAGCGTGGGCAAAAGGCATAAAACCACGAGGAAAAAAACGGTGAGGGCAGGCTCGAAAGTGATATGTGTGGACGACCGCTTCCCCACCGAGATCATCCTTTTCTACAACCACCTTCCCATAAAGGACAAGGTGTATGTGGTGAGGGGACTAGGGGTTGGGGTAGGGCTGAACGGACAAGAGGGGGAGGTTGTGGTCTACCTTGAGGGGCTAAAGAACCCCTGCTCGACCACCCCGCCCCACCCAGAGCGAGGCTTTCACGCAGACAGATTCAGAGAGATTGAACCACCCGCCGAAGTCGAGGCCGAGGAGTTGGCCGAGGCTCACGCATAACCCAAAAAGGACATCCCGAAATGAGCGAAAAGCAAATAGGAATGGAGCTACAACGCACGGTCAAGGCACTAGAAAAGGCCAAGGAAACAGCCATTGAGCAGATGGGGCAGGCCATCGGACTAGCCGCAGACGCAGGCGACATCCTGCTATCGGCACGGACAGAGGGGCTAGACCTCAATGCCATTCAAGACATAGCCCAAATAAACGGTGAGCAGGCAAGGCGTTATGAGCGTGTAGCCAAGGCAAGGCCAAGCCTCCTTATAAGCCTCCACGATAG